GTTATAACTTAGGAATTACCCTAAGCAAACATGAACTAACCATTTGAAACTTATGCGTGAACGTAGTCAGTCGACAATCGTCGCTTCAAGCGATGTGAACTGGACCAGAGCCGATGGGCTTACTGGTACCTGGACGAATGCAAATCCGTCCTACTACGGTTACGTGTCCAAAATATCGGACATAAGCGACAAACAGAAACACGCTTTCAAACCGTGTATTCATATGTCGTATAATGCTGAAGTTTCGCCCTTTGCAACAGTTGATGACAACAGTGGAGACCCATCTCAATGGATAACTTATCCAGGAAGACAGGGCTTTCATTATGGTCAACATCTGCCACCGTTACTGAGTGGAGCTGAGAATTACATCTCAGTTACACCGCAGACGACGGATGATATAGGTGATTGCGTCTTTAGGGCGTATAACACTTATATCAATAGCTATAGGGCACTCGATGCTAGTCAGAGTATTGCAGAATTGGGGGAAACCCCTCATCTGTTCAAGCTCTGGCAACGCAGGCGTGGTTTGGCTTCTAACCTCGTGAATGGTTTTCTTAACTATTCATTTGGGTGGAAACCAGTGATAAATGACCTTCGGGCTATATCACAAGAACTACGTCGGTTTCCTTCGTCTGTACGAAAGAGACTACATAGGATTGGACAAGGAAAGGTAACGAGGCATTTTAGCTTCGATTACTCTTCTTCTATCCAGTCCCCTTCGGCCGTTTACAGCCAAGGAGGTACTATACCCAATCCTGGGTCTTACTACCGCAGTTATGACACTGATGTAAGCAAGTCGAGGCGGAAGGTTATTGTCACCATCCGGGCTAAGGTGGGGCCGAAGCTCCAAGGAACGGGTCAGGATGTACTCAACAAGTTGGGTACACTCGGGCTCATTCCATCCTTAGCAACAGTCTGGGCGGTCACGTCGCGTAGCTTCATGATCGACTGGTTCTACAACATCGGTGGTGCAATCGAGAACCTTCAAGGTTCTCTAACTCACGATATCTCTGATGTCGAGATCTGCGTCACTGATACGAGGGAGCGCGAGTTGCGCTACCTTTTCGATACAGGTCCGTCACACCGTGTGGCGGAAGTCGGGCGTGAGAAACAGAGATGTTTTCTTAGGAGTATTCCTTCGACAGTCTCTCTATATGTTCCTCAGCTCCGTCTGCCTCGAAGCACAATGCAATACGTCCTCCTCGGACTGGTAGCATTGTCAGGGACCGACAGCGGCCAAAAGCTGCTTAGGACCCCAGATCGATACACCAATCCCCTTGATAGGAGATTGGATCGTATTGAGGCGTCAGCGCGCAAGTGGCTGATGACCAGGAAGCCGGTAGGCCGATAATGTTATCGTAACCTATTAGCTCCTTAAGACCCGCTATGGTCTCTTATTAGCAACACTGGCCTGTGTGATTACAGGCGCGTCTCCATACGTTTATGGAATCCAGTAACAACGATGAATACAACCATCACCCTAAACGCTAAGGTCTTCAATAAAACGAAGTCCCCTAGCCCCACGTCTACGGTCTTAACGACTCGTAGCCGTGGCGACACGCTCCCCGACGTCTTGACGGTCTCCCACAAGGAGTCCGTTAACCCAGTTGAGGCAGGCAGCATCGACACCCGGTCACTCATTCGCATCGATCGCACTTATGATAGTGGATCCGGTGTAATGAAACAGGTCTCGTGGATGCTTCAAGCAGTGATCCCCGACGATGCAGACGCGACTAATATCGCGGCTGCGTTAGCGGATCTCACTGACTTCATGGCTTCTGCAATTACGTTGCGTACGGCGAATATCGCCATCGTAACTAATAAAGAAGTGGCCTAATACGCCACTGTTGCCATCATAGATAATAACCGCCCGAAGGGGCTTTAACAAAGTATATACAATGAAAAAGACCACAACGGTGGAAATTACATATTCGACCAGTATGGGAGACTTATGTTTCTCAGATGATCGGACATTCGGCCATATTAACGCTCGTCACTGCCAAACTGTTGTCGAAAGACAATCGTTTTTAGCTTTGAAGAACCTCTGTTATGGTCGGACGGAACCATTACGCCTAGTAGTGAAAGAGGAAGACTTTTCGTCTCCTCGACCATTATTCTGCGTGGTGGTAAACCTCCTTGGAGTTCTAGATCGTTCTGACCAGCACTATGCTGTTCAGGATATCCGGAACCCCAAGGCATATATGGGTCGCCCCAAGGCGACCTCTATTCGAAAACTAATGGGTGACTCTAACCTATTGGAGCTTGTAGCTATGGTGACACGTGCAAATGTGTCCCATAACTAAGTGTCATAACTGCGGTGATAATCCTATATAGGAGAGTTGTATGAATATACAGACAATATATAATCGCCTGCAAAACGACGCATCCAGCATTCTGAGCTTACCGCTCCGACTGGATGTCTCTAGGGTCTCTCATTATGAGAGATGCTGGAGAGACACGCTAGTGTTGCTTGAACAGCTTGGTCAAGTCGACCACGTTGTTCACTTAACAACCCTCGATGGCGAGGGACTCTGCTATGACGATTGTTATGTGGCTCCCCCTTTTGGGGACAGTTACGTACTGATCGTTACCGGGATGCCTCCAAACGCGACTTTGTCGCTTCATTTGGAAGTGCCTTCAGAGTTAGTAGGTCTGATGCTAAAGTTCCTCGGTACTCGTTCAGCGAGTATCTTGCGCATTATGCGTCAGATATGTCTGTTCACATATAAGAGTAAGTCACATGAAGTTACGAAAGAACAGGAAACAACGGCTATTGAAGGATTTCGCAGTAGAAATACTGCGTGTTCTTCTCTTACTTCTTCGTCGTATCGCCGCAAGGCTTTAGGACAGGATGATAAGGGCCGGGTACTTAAAATGGCACGTCTATTGGCGGGCATTGTTGCTGACAGGTGCGATTTCCGGAATATCCGGCCTTCGCATGGTCCTGGCGCAGTGTCTGATGCCAAACGTGGCTATGATAAGTGGTCTAAGTTGGATTCGGGTACTACTCGTCTTTGTGACAAGTTTTACCCTATGTCCGATTGGAATGTTCCTACTCCTGACTTGTTTGATCACAAGTCGGCTCGCTACACCGCTAGTGTGTGTAAGCTAGCTATTGTCCCTAAAGATAAACGTGGTCCTCGCATCATCTGCACCCAGCCAGTTGGCTTGATGTGGATTCAGCAAGGGCAGCTCCGTTCATTAAATAAGGCAATAGAGACCTCTGCTATCCTAAAAACTAACCGTCTAATCAACGGGGAGTCCGGGGTGTCGATAAAGTTCGACGATCAAACCCAGAACGGTAGCCTTGCACTTGAGTCCTCACGGACTCGAGAGTTTGCGACTATCGATCTAAAGGATGCTAGCGATCTAATCAGTTGGGGACTTGTACAGTACCTTTTTAATAAGGATACGGTCAAGTTCTTGGCTGCTTCGAGAGCAATGCACGTCAGAATGCCATCAAAGGAACTCGTAAAGTTACACATGTTCGCCCCTATGGGGAGTGCTATGTGTTTCCCAGTCGAGTCCTTGGTGTTTTGGTGTGTGGCCACTGCGGCTACATACGTGCAGAGAGGAGTAACATACGAGTATCTTAGTGGGGGCGCTACGAAGTTTCTTCGTAGCAATCTTGCTGAGGTATTTGTTTTTGGTGATGACGTGCTTGTAAGACGTGAGTCTTGCAAGTTCGTCTGTGAGTGTTTTGAGTATGCAGGTTTTAAACCTAATTACAACAAAACATTTGCGGAGGGATTCTATAGAGAATCCTGTGGTGTGGATGCTTACTTAGGAGAGCGTTTAGATATAGCTCGACTTCAGTGTCCTACCCTCACCAGTATGTCGGAGGCCTATGCTACTATAGATCTTGCTAATAGAGCAAGGGTACTAGGTCTGTCTAGTCTCGCCGATTATCTAGAGGCTAACGTCGAATCCTACCTAGGATTCGGCGTTGCTGCCGGTTTAACCGGTGGCAGTCTCTGGACTCGAGGCTGGCCGTGTAATGAACACGGGGCAGATATTGCCCTCAGATGGAATATTCTTCACAAGAAGAAGATAAGGTTCAACCCTAATCTTCAATATTGGGAAGCTATGTCCGTCATTGCACGCCCGCTCGCGTATTGCGAGCCACAAGACGACAGGTGTCGTCTGTTCCGTGGTTTAACCACGGGTGTCGATGAACATACCGGAGGTACTGACCGTAATGGTCAGCCTCGAGGTGACTGGTTGAAACCAGACAACCTGCAGTATCATCTGGGATGGGTTCATGCCTTTTAAAGCGTGAACCGATCGAAGCGGG